GAAGGAACTCACCTGTGGTGGGAAGAGGAGCGAGAGGCGCCGTGGTGAGCACTTGCATGCCACCGAAACCCACGCGTCAAGCCCGTGCCATTGGCCGTTGGCAGCAGCCAGGGTTCGTCAGGGTTCGTCAGGGTTCGTCAGGGTTCGTCACGAGTCGAGCCCGTGCCATCGGCCGTTGGCAGCAGCCGCGCGCCACTGATGAGCAGCACTCGCTGGGTGAGGCTGCTCCACCCGATCGCCGGCAACACGCGCCCGGGCCCCGGGATGGCCGGTAACGCTCGCCACGAGCTCGCACTCAGGCCCTCGACGAGATGCAATCTCCACAGCTGTGAACACGCCACGGTGGCCTGTGGGCTCGTGGAGCCGCCGGCCACGGTGCCCGAGGGCTGGGATCTGGCCGATGCCGACTGGACGCCGGCGCAAGCGGCCGAGCGCCTGCAGGCATGGCTCATGCCTTTGCCGGCTGATGAGGCAAAAGGGAGCACGGGTCATGCGGCCGCTGACAGCACCGCCACCGGCAGCGAGCCCCCGCCCCCCACTGGCCGCGCAGCTCCGTTTCAGTGCCTCGGCTACGACAGCGAGGCCAACTACTACCAGCCCAGCAGCACCGGCCAGATCCTGCGGCTGGGCCGCTCCTCTCACACAGCCACCCAATTGGTGGCCCTGGCTCCACTGCGCCACTGGGAGACCCTTTACCCGAGCCGCACAGGCGTGAACTGGGCGGCGGCGGCCAGCGACCTGCATGAGCGCTCCGCCGCCACCGGCATGTTCGCCCCGGAGCGCATCCGCGGCCGTGGCGCCTGGTGGGACAGCGGCCGCACCGTGCTGCACCTCGGTGACCGCCTGATCACCCCGGACGGGGAGCACCCGATCACCGAACCCTTCCCCTCGCGGCACATCTACCAACGCCTCAAGCGCCTCCATGGGCCCGGTGGCGTGGAACCCCTGTCGGTGGAGGACGCGGCCGTGATCGTGAACATCGCCAACCGCTTCCGCTGGGAGGTGCCCGCCTCCGGCACCCTGCTGGTCGGCTGGGTGGTGCTGGGCCCGATCTGCGGTGCCCTGCCCTGGCGGCCTCACCTGTGGCTCACCGCCGGCGCGGGAACGGGCAAGAGCGCGATCCTCGATCGCTTCGTGGTGCCACTGCTCGGGGACTTCGCCCTGGTGGTGAGCGGCGCGACGACGGAAGCGGGTCTGCGCCAGACGATCTGCTGCGACGCCGTGCCGGTGGTCTTCGATGAAGCGGAGAGCAACGAGAAAGGCGACCAGCAGCGCATGCAGGCGATCCTCTCGCTGGCGCGGGTGGCCAGCAGCGAGAGCAGCGCCGCCATGCTCAAGGGTTCACCCAGCGGTGAGGTGAGCCGCTACCGGGTGCGCTCGATGTTCCTGCTCAGCTCGATCGCCACCGCCCTCAAGCAGGGTGCTGACAAGAGCCGCTTCGCCCAGCTCACCCTGCGCAGCCCAAGCGACATCCCCAAGCAGGAACGGGAAGCCCACTGGGCGTCCCTCGACCGTGATCTGGACTGCCACATCACCCCGGAGCTCAGCCGGCGCCTGATCGCCCGCACCGCCGGCCTGATCCCGATGATCCGTCAGGCCGCCGGGGTCTTCACCCGCGCGGCGGCGCGGCACTTCGATTCCCAGCGCCTTGGCGATCAGTACGGCACGCTGCTGGCGGGCGCCTGGTCGCTGCTCAGCGATGTGGCCCCCACAGAAGCCGAGGCCGAGCTCTGCATCGCGGCCCATGAGTGGGACAGCTACAGCCAGAGCACCGAGATCCCCGATGAGCGGCGCTGCATCCAGACGATCCTGCAGCGGCCGATCCGGGTGGAGACCAATGACAAGCCTCTGACCCGCACGATCGGCGAGCTGGTGGATCTGGCCACCAGCCGCGACAGCTGCATCGAGATCTCACCGGATCTGGCCGATCAGACCCTGGCCCGCCATGGCCTGCGGGCCGAGCCGGATCGCCTGCTGGTGAGCAACACCGCCAAGGCGATCGAGCAGATCCTCAGTGACACCGCCTGGGTGAACAGCTGGCCGGTGGTGCTCTCCCGGCTGCCTGGTGCGGTGCGCTCTGGCCCCGTGCGATTCCGCGGCGCAGGGATGGTCACCCGCGCCGTTGCGATCCCCCTCACCTCTCTGTGACAGCCGATGCGTCACGCCATGGGCCCCCGGAACACCATCAGTCACAGCGAGAACGGTTGCGGCATCTGGGTTTGCGGCATGCGTGACGGTGTGACGGTTCTGGCGACGCAGAGCCCCCCTTACAGAGATCAAGAGGAATCCCCCTCTCTAGTGATCCATCTTCTGCTGCTTGCTAAAGCTTCTATGCCTCTACAGATGGTTACCTCGTTACAAGGGGCTCCAACCCTGCTTCCGGCCAGGGATCTCGGTTGTGACGCCCTCCGTCACCAGCCGTTGCAGCCGAAACGGCCATGCTGACCAGCACCTGGCTCGATCCGATCCCCGGCCTGTGGCGAGAGGAGGCCGCCCACCGCTACTGGCTCGGCGATCACCTGTTTCCGGTGTCGATCACCGGCGTGCTGGCCCATGGCCTCAGCAGCACCGCCAAACGGGCGATTGAGGCCAAGCGGCCGGTCTGGGAACCACGCGGCACCACCGTGCACTCGGCCCTGGAGCACTACAGCCAGGCCCGCTTCCTGGTGGGCCGCAGCCCAGAGCAGGCTCTACTGGCCATCGAGCAGCTGCCGGGGCACCACCGCTACCGGGACTGGATCTTGCCGCTGCTGCAGCTGCTGCTCTGGGACGAGGTGCAGGTGATCGCCAGCGAGCGGCTCAGCTGCTGCCTCACCCGCAACCTGGCCGGGGGCTTCGATGGGGCCTATGCGTCACCGGCTCTCAGTGACCGCTGGGGCCACGAGGTGCGGGTGCTCTACGACCTCAAGACCCTCTCGGCCCATGGCCGGCCCTACTCCACCGCCGCCCAGCTGGGGGGCTACATGGTGCTCGAGGCTGCCCAGGGAAACCACTACGACCTGGGCCAAACGCTCTGGAGCAAGCCGGGCGAGGCCGCTCCGAGCACCTTTTACAGCCGTGAGCAGTGCCTGGCGGCCTGGGCCGCCGCCTGGAGCCGCTACTGCCTGGCCCGCAGACCCTTCTGATCCGCCAGCAGACGTCGATAGGAATTAACAGCCGCTGTGATTGCGGCTCCTAGAACAGAGCCAATACACTGATCTGAGCGCCAGGCTGCGTTTTCCTGGCTTGATTGTTGCTGTGCCGGCCGTCTTGACCACCGCCCCTGTCGCTGCTTCTCCATCCGCACCGGCAGCGGAGGCGATCGACGCCCTGCTGGATGCCGTCACCGCGCTCAAGGCACAGCAGAAGCAGCTGGAGCAGCAGCTCGAACCCCTGCTGGAGGCGCTCAGCGCGGCGATGGACGCCGGTGAGCTGGATCCCTCCTTCTCCCACAACGACTGGGCCTTCTGCCACAACCCCGGCCGGCAGAGCTACGACTTCCCGCCGGCGGTGCAGCAGATCGAGCAGCAGCTCAAGGCCGCCCGTGATGCAGCGATTCAGCAAGGCAGCGCGACGGAGAAGCGCGGCAAGCCCTTCTGGACCATCCGCCCCCCGAAAGCAGCAGCCCTACCGATCTGAGCTCCATGCCGCCCTGGACCGCTCCTCCGACTCCAGATCCGATTGAGGAACTGCGCTCCGCTGCCAACGCAGAGGATGACGACGGCCAACCGCTGTATGAACCGACGGATCCGGCCAGGCCGATCGGCCACGCCAATCCTCCCCGCCGGCCCAGAGGCATCGCCACCCAACGGCCGCCGAGGGCCTCGCGGCTTGAGGTCGAACGTCGCATCGCCGAGGCGCAGTTGTGGATCGCCCAGCGGATACCGCTGGTGTTGATCTACGAAAAAGGTCGTGAAAGCTGGGGGGTGAACAACAGCCAGACGATCAACAGGTATCTCAACCTCGCGCGCGAACGGATGGTTGAGGAACTGATCTCCGATCGCAAGCGTCACCAGGCCGAGCAGATCTACGCCCTGATGGATTGCGCCCGCCGTGCTGCGGACGCCGAGCAGTTCTCCGCTGCGGTGGGTGCCCATCGGGTGATTGCTGAGATCGCCGGGATGCTGCGCGCCCCGGCCAAGCCGTACTCAGAGCGGCCATGACGCTGTTGATGCCACCCTCCCCTGCCCTGCTCACCTGGGCCGGCCGCCCTGTCGATGGCGGCCTGCTCCATGGCCCGCACCACCCGGACCCCTGGGCTGATCCCGGGGTGCTGGCCTACCGCGACCCCGACGCGCTCACCGATGGCGATGGCCCGCTTTCGCTGGAGCAGTTCATCGCCCTGGCCTATCCCCGCTACGCCTTCCACCGTTGGGCGCGGGTGCTGATCGCTCTGCTCCAGGCGATCGCCGATGGCGAGCTCTCGCGCCTGATCGTCACCTGCCCGCCCCGACTTGGGAAATCACTCTTGGTTTCCAAGCTGTTCCCCGCCTACTTCATCTACCGCCACCCCCATCTGTTCGCTGCCATCGCCAGCTACTCCGGGGAACTGGCCTACGCCCATTCCCGGGAGGC